CGAGAGTATAAGCAGGCGAAGTAGTAAACATACTTCCTTCGTACAAATCGACGGCAGTAACCAAAAAACTATCATCGGTTGCCCAAAACTGAGTAATGCCGGTTTCTTCTAAAGCCGTAATTAAGTATTCAAGGAAAGTTTGGTTGGTGCCTAAAGTGGCAGGGTAATCAATATTTTTAAGTTGGCCAAGTCCATCAGTTGCATGTAATTGAAATAAATACGGCTTTGCCATATATTCAATTTGAATTAACTCTTGTTTTACAAGTCCGGCCCAAAATAAATTATATGCCGAAGTTTCGTATTTGTAAATGGCAACAAAAAAGCGTTGCTCCTGGGCATTAACAATATCATCGATTAAGGTTTCGAAAGCCGCATCGGTAACTTCGCAGTTTATTACACATTCAGAGGCAAGTATATTATTAAACCTTCCGGTATTTTGCCCCGAATAATCGAGTGTAAAACCATCAAAACTATCAAAGCCAATAAATAACTCGCTGGCAGTTCCAACAAAATCGCTATCGATTATATCAATGCGATATTGAAACCCGTCCATCGAAGTCCAATCAGCCCTATATCTAACAGTTGATGCCATTATCCTCTTATTATATCTCTATCGTTTACGGCCTTATCGAAAACCGTTAATAAATCTTTACCAGCAATACGTGTGGTTCCCATTATTCTAAGCGTGCCATTACCGCCACCAACACCTGAAAGTGGAATAGGTGAAGGCAAAACAGTTTCGCCCGACGAAAGCAAAGCCGGATAAGTATCGTTAGGAAAACCACCCGGTACAATACCACCACTTGCCATTTTAGCAGGTCCTTTTTTTGCTTTGTTCAATAAAACCTGACCTGCTGCAACGGCTGCAATACCTATAACACCTGCAGCGATAGCACCAACGGGGCCTAAGTTAACAGTAACCCAAAATGCAAACATCATGGCGGCAAGTGCAATTAAAGCAGTACCCAACTGTTTCATAAACTTACCAATCGAACTTAGTACGTTAGCACCAAAGTTTGAATCGATGCCTGAAATAGTATCGCCAATTGCTTCACCAATTGTAACACCTATTTCGGTCATTGTTTGGGCCAATATGCTTTGTATGTTTTCTTTTGTGGATTTCCAGTTTTGATAAAACTCTTCTTCCCATCCGGCAACGGCATTACTCGTTTGTACGTAATTAAATTTAAATGGAATTAATTCAACCTTATCAACGGTTAAATTTTTTAAATCAATAATTGCTTTTTTAATGCTATTAATTTGAGGCAATACTCTTTTGGTTGATCGTACAGTATTATTGGCCTCGGTTGTAATTTCTTTAAAGGCATCTTTTCCTTTACTACCCATTAAGCCTAAAGCAGTCATTGCCTCGCCTGCTACATCCTTAAAAGTATCGCCAAAACTTTTAAACTCGGTTTTTACACCTTCAACCGGGGATTTTAACTTTTCGAGTTCGTCGGTTATGGCGGCAACAAAATCAACTCCAAAGAGTTTAGCAATTTCATTTAAAAAATAGGATGAAGTTTTAATAAGTAAAATGAAAGCATCGATGGCGGCATTTCGTAACCAACCCCAGTTTGAAAGCCTTTCTTTAAACGCCTGCCAATTACCATAAACATAAACAAAGGCTGCAGCCACTCCGGCAATTGCCGCAATAACTAAACCTACCGGACCTGTTATCATGGCAAAGCCAGCCGCTATTGTTGGCAATATAGTTGCCATTGTGCCAAAAACTATTAATAATGGACCAATGGCGGCGGCAAGGCCAGCAACAACAACAATAATTTTTTTGCCTTGAGGCGATAATTGTTGAAATTTTTCTGCTACACTTTTAAGCCAGGCAACGGCTGGTTTTAAACCTTCGGCTATAATAGCCCCAAACTCTTCAGCAATATCACCTATTGTGTTTTGCAGTTGTTTCATTGGGCCTAAGCCTGTTTGTGCTTCAGTTTTGGCAATTTCTAAACCATCAGAATATAACTTTGAAACAATTGCTGCTTTTTCGGTTTCGCTGCTAGCATTACGCAAGGCAGGTACATAACGGTTTAACATTGTGTATTCGCCATTTTGGGCTAATACAGTCATTTTTAAAGCCGCTTGTAAATCAACGCCAAGGGCTTTACTTAAAGCAATTGCTCCCTGTGTTGCTCCCATAACATCGGGGGCACTCATACTTTCGGCCATTTGCATCAAACCAAGGGTTACTTCGTCGCCAACGGTGGTTACATTTTGTAGTTCGCTGGCAAAAGTTTTATAAGTAGCCATTGTGCTTTCAACATCTTTGCCGTTTTGCCTTATTTGTGCTGAAAGTTTTTGTTCTGCCTGGGCTTGTTTATCAAAAGCGGCTACCGATACGCCTGCCATAGCAACCAACGGAGCCGTAACGTACATGCTCATGCTTTTACCTAAAGATTTCATTTGCTTGCCTGTTTTACGCAAGTCGTTCGAAACCTTTCGCATTTTTGTTTGGAAGTCCTTTGTGTTGGCTCCCAGCATGAACGTTAATGATGATAAATTTCCCATATTATTTTATACCAGCAAATTTTTCAAATTGCTCTTTTGATTTAAAATGTATTGGCTTTTTAGTGGTTCCGTTTAAGAAATTATCGAAACTGCTTGGTTTGTCGCTTTTCTTAATATTGGGGTTGTTCATCATAATGCTATAAGCAATATATTGAAACCTTTTCCACTCTTCTTTTTCCTTTTGTAAGTTAAATTTAAAAAAGCCGTTAAATTTGTTAAAGAACTCTACTAATGTTATATTTTGATAATCGGTTAAACTTAAATTAAGCACTCCGAGTGCTTGCTCTTCAACCCATTGCCATGTTATTTTTTCTTTGTCGCCCTGGGTTTGTTGCCCAGGGTTTTCAAGTTTTTTGATGGATCTCCTTCGACACTTATTGAAACCTGAAATATTTCCATTATTTGGTTAAAAGCCTCAGAATCTTCCATAGTAAGGTCGATAATATCATCGGCATCAATATCGCAGTCAACGCCATGTTTAGCACAACCGCGCTCAATACCAATAAATAAGAGGTCGCCAATACCTTCAACACCTTCAAAACTTCCATCGTTTAATTTTTCTAACCATTTTTCGAACTCAGGAAGAGTTTTAAGTCCCTTTTTTAGTGCGAACTTTTTTACACTACTTAGCCCAAATTTAACCGGGTATTTTTTTCCATTAATTTCTACACTGTTCATTTTACCTGTTTTTAAAAATCCTCCGGGCACGAGGCCCGGAAGGATAAACCAATTATTAACTAAACTTTAAACAAAAAATTATTAAGGTGTAACCACTTGTTTTGTTGGTGCTCCTGTACCTTTAAATGAATAAGAAACTTTCGAATCTTCTTCAACACCTGCATCAACATCGAATTTTGTTACAAGGGCAGTGCCTGTGTATTCAGTATCGCCACTTACATCGGTTGTAAAATCGATAGTTACCTCGGTACCTGCTATTAATGCTGCTAACAAACTATCAAGCACTGTTGAACCAAAGTCGTTTTCGGCTTCGCCAGAAGCCTCCCAACTTTTTTTGCCTGGGCGCGAAGTTTCCCAACTTGCATCGTCCTTGGTTATTGAAGTCCTTGGTTCGTGCGAAAACGAAAAGGATGCTCCAAGTTGTTTTTCTATTTTAGTACCTCCAATTGTTATGGCTATTATGGTACCATTAAGTGTTCCTGCTGTTGCCATGATTATTTAGTATTTTTTTGTGAAACTTCGGGTTTGTCAAGATAGCCGCCTTCGGTTAATTCCTTTAATATTTTACGATTTGGAATTAAAAGGCTACCTGCCGGAAATGTAATACCATCAGGATTTTTCCAATCTTTTGTTAGTATTACTTTTTTCCCGGTTGTTAAATATTGTATTTCTTTTTTTCGTGCCATAGTATTATGGTTTTATCTTTAGTATGTAATCTTGCTCTTTACGGTAAACATCATCTTCAATATCAGAAAGGTCGTTTTCATCTTCAAAAGTTATAATTTCAACCTCGTAAGCGCCAACAGTTCCCGAGTAATAACTTAGGGTATCGGCAAGTGCATCGGCAACCTCGGTGGCCGCCTCGAATGTATCGGCGATAATATCAATTTGTACTCTTACTGTATATTTATCGCGAGTACGATCTTTATGTTTATTATGATTTTGACTAATTTGCTGGTAAACAATAAAAGGGCGTTGTTTTCCTTGTGGAGCCGATAATGGAAAAATACGGTAATCAACAAGGTTTGTTATGCTTGTTGTATTACTTAATATTGTATATAATATTTCTCCTAACATTTTACACTTTCGGCAAAAGCCGTTTTATTTGTTTATCCAAAAACTTTTCAAAATTTAATGATACCTGTTCGCCTACGTTGTTTTTTTCCTGATCGATAGCAGGGCGCATAAATGGCCTTGCCGGTTCATCAGCACGAAACCGACCACCACGCGGCACCATTGCAACAACCTTGGCATAAGGTTCGTCTTTTGGTTTACGTGCCGATCCTCCCCTCGATTTCTTAACTCCTTTTGTACCATACTCAACCCAGTGGGCAATATATCCTACAAACTTCCATTTGCCTTTTACCCGAGGACCTACAAAAATTATAGGGTTTCGGCTTTTAGCCGTAATATTCCCGATTGCTTTTGATAAATTGCTATATGAAGAGCCGTAGCCTAATAACTTTGATCGTGCCGACCGTATTAATGGGCGCGTTGAACGGCGAAGCATTGGAAGTACGGCACGACGTTGGAATTTGTCGGGCAAAACATCCAGGGCTTTTACAGCCTTATCAAGTCCTCTTATTTCTACGGTAGCATTCATTAATATTGTACGTTTTCAGCGTTAACATATCCTGGAGCAATATAGTTATCGGGTTCGCGATTAAGTTTGGTAATTAATGTTATAAACCTTCGCGATAAGTGCTTTATGCCCTGTATATCGTAAACTTCATTATTCCAAAGAACTCGCATTTTTCTATTAATGCCTGTATGCATACGAATTGTAAAGTCAACTTTGTCGTTCGCTGCAATTTGCTCGTTGTTTTCGTTTTCGCCAACACTGCCAAACTTAACGGCAGCCCTGGTATTTATATAATCGGTCCAGGTTTTAACTTCTTCTCCTGAATCTTTTTTTTCAGAATAATAGAACTCAACAACAATTGGCTCGTTTAATGCTCCTATGTATGGTGTATCACTCATCGAAAAATATTATAGAGTAAACATCAAGCAGTCGCCAAACTGTTTGCGGAATTGTACGGTGGCCTTCATCGCCACGGTTTTCGTATAAATGGCCTATAATTAGCAGTATTGCCGATTTAATTACCTGTGGCACATCGGCGGCAACGCCATAACCGCTTGTAAATGTTATACAAACAGCGTTTGGAATTTCCTGAGTGCTGGGCCATGTTTTGTTGTAAGCAGGCACTAAACGTGCGGGCTTTCGTATTTTATCGAGAATGTAATTGGCAGTATCGAGTGTTTGCTCGTTGCCATCAGTATCAGTATATTTAATACTATCGATACTAACAAGCGGGCTTTTCGAAATATTTATTACATTTTCGAACTTATCGAGGTGAAGTTCCCATGTGGCAGTACACAACTGTTGAGCCAGGTAGTTTTCGGCCTGCTGTCGGGCGGCAGTTATAAGCGAAGTAACATAAGTATCGTCGAAAGTATGATCGATAGCCAAATGTGCTTTTGCTTCGGCTAATGTAACCGGCTCAACTGTTGGTTGTGTTTTAATTTTATATGCCATTTTTATGGGATATTATTTTTTTAAATACTCAGCAATTTTTTTAGCATAGCCTTTGCCAATGCCATTTATTTGCGAATAATCTTCAATTTCGTGTAAGTCGGCGAGGGTTGTTAAACCTGCTTCAATTAAAACTTCGCGTGCCGGTAAATCGGCTGGAAGATCTGTTTGGGGTTCTTTAATATCGGCTTCGGTGTGTTCTTTTACGAATTTAAGTTTGTTTAAATCGTCGAATACCTTATCTGAAAATTCTGCCACATCGCCTTCAAAGTGTGCGAATCCTGCTGGCGCTCCATTACGTATGAATATTGCTTTTTTCATGATGTTTAA